CTGGCGGGCAAGACCGCGCCGGGACTGCTGCAGGACGCAATCGACTGGTTCGGCACCAACCCGGGCACGCAGGCCATCGCCGCCAGCGGCTCCGGCGCCGCAGCCAGCGCCACGCGCGAGGCCGGCGGCACCCCGTGGCAGCAGACGGTCGCCGCGCTGCTCGGCGGGCTGGCCGCGCCCTCTGCGGTGAACGCCGCGGAGTCCGCGGTGCGCGGCGTGCGCAACGCCGGGCGCTCAGTCGCGGCGGCGCTCGTGCCGCCCGACTACAAGGGCGTAGACTCGCAGATTGCCCTGACGCTCAAGGGCCAGGGAATCGACTGGAGCGACGTGCCCGAGCGCGTCAAGCAGGGCATGCGCGAGGATGCCTATAACGCGCTGAAGAGCGGCGGAGAACTCGACCCTGCGGCGACGCAGCGCCTGTACGACTTCGCCAACGTGCCGGGTTCCATCCCCACGCGCGGCATGCTCACGCTCGACCCGGTGCAGGTGACGCGCGAGCAGAACTTGGCGAAGACCGGCGCGAACTCCAGCGACGCGAGCCTGCAGGGTCTGGCGCGGACGCAGAACGCGAACAACAGCGCGCTCATCAACACGCTGAACAACGCCGGCGCGCTGAATGCGCCCGACGCCTTCACGACGGGGCAGCGCGTCATCGGCTCGCTGCAGGACACCATCGATGCGGCCAAGGCGCGCATCGGCGACCTGTACGACGCGGCACGCGACACGCAGGGCCGCAGCCTACCGCTGGAGGGAGGCACCTTCACGCGGCGCGCAAGCGAGTTGTTGGACCAGAACAACGTGGGATCCTTCCTGCCTCCTGACATCACGAAGAAGCTCAACGCCATTGCACAGGGGGAATTTCCGCTGACGGTGGACGCCGCCGAGCAGTTGAAGACCAGCCTCGGCAACCTGCAGCGATCGAGCGGCGATGGCAACGCCCGGCGCGCGCTCGGTCTCGTGCGTCAGGCGCTGGACGAGGCGCCGCTGCAGGCGAGCGCGCCGGTCAATCCGGGCCAACTGCCGGCCATCCCGGGCACCGTGCCGCCCTCCGAGCAGACGCTCGGTCAGCAGTCGATCGACGCCTTCAACGCGGCGCGCGCTGCCAACAGGCAGTGGATGCAGCGCGTCGAGGGCACGCCGGCGCTCGGCGCGGTGCTCGACGGGGTGCAGCCGGATCAGTTCGTTTCAAAGTACATTACGGGGGCGGGCGCAAGCGTGGCCGATGTGCAGGCGCTGCGCAATTCGCTCAACGACCCGCAGGCGCTGCAGGCGGTGCGCGGCACCCTCCTCGACTTCCTCAAGGACCGCGCGCTCAACGGCGCCAAAGACGAGGTGGGCAAGTTCAGCCAGTCGGCCTACAACAAGGCGATCGACGCGATCGGCGATCGCAAACTTGCCGCCTTCTTCGAGCCCGCAGAAATCCAGCAGTTGCGCGCAGTGGGGCGCGTGGCGAGCTACATGCAGGCGCAACCCGCCGGCTCGGCGGTGAACAATTCCAACTCCGGCGCACTGGTGCTCGGTGGCGGGTTGAGCATGCTCGACCGCGTGGCGGGCAAGCTGCCGCTCGGGCTCAACGCGACCCTTAGCGGCATGTTGACGGGCGCGCAGAACGCCGGCGCGCACCGCGTGGCACCGGCGCTGCTCGCGCCGACCGAGAAAGTGCCGCTGGCCACGCGCATGCTGCCTGCGCTGCTCGGCGCGGGTCTGCTCGGCCAGTAGCGCTACTTCTTATTGCGATCCCGCCAGGCGCGCCACAGCGCCAGGATGAGCATCGCCCCGATCCAGCCCACCACGTAGGGCCTGAGTCCAAAGATTCGTCCGTCGTCCACTCCTCACCCCTCCAAGAAGGCCCCTCGCGGGCCTTTTTTCATTATGAGGCCAAAACATGCCCATTCCCGCTAGCCGCACCGACCTAAGCCCCGTTGCGGGAACGAACTACCCGTCCGGCTCGGAACCGGTGTTTCCGAACTTGGACGACTACCTGCGCGCGCATGCCGCGTTCATCGCGCAGAACTACGCCGACATTCAGACCCTTACCGCGCACGCCGCGATGCCCACCGGCGCCATCATCCTATGGTCCGGCGCGGTGGCGTCGATTCCCACCGGCTGGGCGCTGTGTGACGGCACCAGCGGCACGCCTGACCTGCGCAACCGCTTTGTCTACGGCGCCGGCGGCAGCGGCTACCTGACCCCGGGCGCGACGGGCGGCGCGAGCAGCGCCATTTCCTCGGGCGACGGCAGCCATAACCACAGCGGGGCCACCGGGGCGCACCAGTTGACGGTGGCGGAAATGCCATCGCACGCGCACGCCTTCACGGTTACGGCGTTGAACGCGGATTCCTTGGGCGTGGGCGCGCTCACCGGCGGCACCGCCAACACGGCAGGGGACGGATCGTTCTCCGGCACCACTGCCGCGCAGGGCGGCGACCAGGCGCACACGCACACGCTGGGCACAGACGGGGCGCACTCGCACAGCGTGGCGACCATTCCGCCATACATGGCGCTGTGCTACCTGATGAAGACCTGACATGCAAGCGCATGAGAAAGCGGCCAGCGCCTGGGGAGGGGTTGCCGTGGCAAAGATGCTCGACGCACTGGGAGTGCATGGCTGGGGCGACGCCGCCGCCATGGTGGCAACCGTCTACTCGCTGATCCTCATTGGCGAATGGATGTGGAAGAAGACAAAACCCTGGAGGACGTGAATTGGATTTCACCTGCGAAGAATTGCACGCCATCACAGCGGCGATGCGTGAGGCGCGCGCGCGCGGGCTCTTCACGCTGGACGACGATCCTCACGCACCGGCGGTGACGCTGGCGCGCAGCGAAGCGCGCATTGCGGTGCGCAAGGCGCGCGGGCTGCCGGTGGATCTGCAGCGCGAGGCGATCGACGCCATTGTGTCGCTGGCGCAGCGCGTCAAGCTGCCACAGAAGCGGGGGGCGTGATGGACCGAGCACGCAACCGCGCGCAGATAGCAGTTTTCGAGGGGCGGCGCTACGACGCCTATCCAGACCCAATCACCAAGGGCGACCCCTGGACCATCGGCGTCGGGCACACCGGCCCGGAGGTGAAAGAGGGCCTGCGCTGGAGCGATGCGCAGGTCGACGCGGCCTTAGACAAGGATCTGGATCACGCCTTCGAGGCCTGCTGCCGCGCGTTCCCGTGGCTTGTTCGGATCAACGATGCGCGACAGGCGGTGCTCGTCGGCATGGCCTTCCAGATGGGCATGCCGCGCCTGGCGGGCTTCGTGCGCATGCTCGGCGCTGTGCGCGACGAGCGTTACGAGGACGCGGCGCACGAGATGTTGACGAGCCTGTGGGCCAAGCAGACCCAGCGCCGCGCCTCGGTGCTGGCGCGTCAGATGCAAACCGGCGAATGGCAATCAGGCCTCGTGGCCTAAGGGAGAACCTATGAGCATGACCGGCATCGGCGAAGTCGCCGACCTGGCGAAGACCGCCATTAACGCAATCTGGCCAGACAAGACGGAGCAAGAAAAAGCGCAGCTTGCGGCGGCCGTCTCGCTCGTGCAAGGGCAACTCGCCATCAACCAGACAGAGGCCGCATCGAGCGACCCTCTGCAGCACTGGCGCGGCGGACTCGGCTGGGTGTGCGCAGCGGCCTACGCCTTCAACTTCGTCGTGCAGCCCCTCCTCTCGGCGGCCTGCGCGATCGCCGGCCATCCGCTCACGCTGCCGGTGCTGGAGCTGGGCGAACTCTCCACGCTGACGCTGGGCATGCTGGGGCTTGGCGGCCTGCATGTCGCGGAGCGCATCAAGGGCGCCGCATGACGACGCCGGCGGAGGAGTTCGAGGGCTTCCTGCGAAAGTGGCAAGGGGCATTGAACCTGCTCGATTGGCGCGTTGTGGTTGACAAGAAGCGCGCCCCCAAAGGCGTAATGGCCGACGTGGCGACGCAGTTCGATGACCGCCTGGCGGTGGTGCGCGTCGGGGCGGACCCCGGCACGAGCCCCCACGAGCGCGAAGACACCGCCTGCCACGAAATGCTGCACGTGCTGCTGCGCGAGCTCAACGCGCCGGAGGAGGCGCGCGCCGCGGCCGAGCACCGTGTTGTTCACACACTTGTGCGGCTTCTGGTGCCGCGCCCCAAGGCTGAGGCTGACGCATGATCGACGAGCGGTTAAAGGAATACGCCACCGAGACGCAGGCGCGCTACATCGACGCGGTGAACGAGCACGGCTCGGCGCGCAAGGCAGCGGCGGCGCTCGGGCTGTCGAGCAAGTCCACCGTGACCGATGCGCTCGTGCGCCTGCGCGAGAAGGCAGCGATGGCCGGCTACGCGCCGGCGCACGACATGACGCGCACCGTGCCGCAGCCCTACATCGTCAAGGGCGTTTCGACCTACTATGACCGGGAGGGCAAACCTCGGGGGCAGTGGGTCAAGTCGACGCTCGACGAGCAGAAGGCGGAGGCTGCGAAGCGCGCGGCGCTGGCGGCGCTGGCTGAGGAACTCCCGCGCGTCGCGCCGATCGCCGGCCCGGCGCATGCGCAGGCGCACCTGTGCAACGTCTACACCTTCACCGATAGCCATGTCGGCATGCTGGCGTGGGGTAAAGAGACTGGTGCGGACTGGGATCTGAAGATCGCAGAGGCGACGATCGTGGGGTGTTTCGAGCACATGGTTGCGGCGGCGCCGGCGGCGCACACCGCGCTCGTCAACCAACTGGGCGACTTCCTACACTACGACTCGATGCTGCCGGTGACGCCGACGCATGGGCACATCCTCGACGCGGACGGGCGCTTCTCCAAGATGGTGGAGAGCGCGATCCGCATCCTGCGCCGCGTGGTGGATTTCGCGCTCGCCAAGCACGAGCGCGTTGTGCTGCTGCTCGCCGAGGGCAATCACGACATGGCAAGCTCGGTGTGGCTGCGTCACATGTTCAAGGCGCTTTACGAGCGCGAGCCGCGCGTTTCGGTGATTGACTCGGAGCTGCCGTATTACGCGCACCAGCACGGGCAGACGATGCTCGCCTTTCACCACGGGCACCTGTCGAAGAACGAGCGGCTGCCGCTGCTCTTCGCGGCGCAGTACCCCGCTGTGTGGGGCGGCACCGTGAAGCGCTACGCGCACACCGGACACCGCCATCACCAGGAGGTGAAGGAGCACGCCGGCATGACGGTGTGTCAGCACCGCACCCTCGCAGCGCGGGACGCGCACGCGGCGCGTGGTGGCTATCACGCGGACCGGGCGGTGACCGCCTACACCTATCACAGTCGCCATGGTGAGGTGGCGAATACCACCGTGACGCCGGAGATGCTCGCATGAGTGCATGGCTGGTGGCGGCCTGCGGGCTGGCGTATCTGTACGTGGCCGCCGAGCAGGCGCTGCAGCGCCAATGGTGGACCGCGCTCGTCTACATCGGGTATGCCGTGGCCAACGTGGGCGCGGTGATGATCGTCATACGGGGAATCAAATGAACGCGAACGACAAGCAAGTGGGCGGCGCGCACTACAAGGGCCGCGCCGTGCAGCCGTGGGATTTCATCGTCGCCAACGAGCTGGGCTACCTGGCGGGCAACGTCGTCAAGTACGTCACCCGCTACAAGGACAAGAACGGCGTGCAGGACTTGGAGAAGGCGGCGCACTATCTGCAGAAGCTCATCGAGGTGGAGAAGGCGAAGGCGCCGCGGAACCACGCGCAGGATTACCGCGAGATTGTGCAGGACCGCGCATGACCACCACATGGATTCTCGTGGCTTACGTGCTGCTCGGCGGAAACATCTCCATCACCCGCGTGGCGAGCTACCCCA